CCAATCCAGTCTTTTCTTGAGACCTATAGTAGTACTCAATAAACTTATTGAAAAGAGGGTACTCGGTTCCGAAAAAATCGGGAGTGTTTGCCCTGATTGACTGCGAGACTTTATTAATGTTCATCTAATTAAAAACAACTAGAAGTATTGAGTGAACCACCATTTGTAATTGGAGTGATTTCAACCAACGTTGGCGTCTGGTTGAAAACGGTTGGTGTCAAACTCTTTAGAGGGATTGTGGGGGGTGGAATTGTACCAATTGGGCTAACTGTAATTTCAGGAGATACGACATTAATAATCGTTCCAGGTGTCGTTGCTGGAATACTAGAGTTATTAGCAGGAATGAACAATACGGGAATACTAATATCAGTAGGAAGAGTTGTTCCATCAACAACACTTCCACTACCACTAACAGCATCAGTAATATTTAAATTCACATCAGCAACAATGTTTACTCCAGCACCAATGATATTTACAGGACCAAAACAAATTTCGCCTGTTTCATAATTGACAGTTCCTGCAGAATTATTAGTATAAACTTTTTTTGTACCAGTATTATAAAACGTTCTAAGGTTGCCATATCCATCATCTTCAAATTGTTGATCGATTCCTGGTCTATCAAACGTTCTAAATGTTCCCGATAAAATAACAGGTTCCTTTTTACAACCATCAGAACCGTCAGAACCAGGAGCACTATCATACAAGTTAGAACCTGTAGAAACACAATATGTGTTAGTTTGTCCTGAGATTGGGTTAATATACTTTAGAATTGATGTTTGAAGTGAAACATCAGAAATACAACTATTAGATAATAGAATTGCCTTTTCTAGTTCTTGCGCTTTAAAAGTTGAGTTGAAATTATTGATTTGAGTCTGACTTGCCCATTGCCCAACACTAGCCTGAATGTCTGCAGAAATTTCAGTAGTATTTGAACCGCATCCAGTATCATATAACGCAAAGATTTTTGTATAGATGTAAATATCATCTGGGTCAACAATTACTGGATCAATTGATGCCATTGCATACTTTCTCAAATCATTTGAGATTTCTTTTTTTGTAGTATCATTCAATAATGAACCAGTTTTTGTCTTAATTGCAATATAGACCTTTCCGTAAATCGGGGGATTTAAAATATCACCACCATATGCAACTACAGAATCTGCGTTATCGTAAATATTTTTAGTAATAATTGCATAGTCTTGTGCAGTTACGGCTCTATACTGCGCTGAATAGTATCTTGGAGCATTATATTTAATGGATTCAACTGTTTCAGCAACATCTCCCAATTGCGACTTGTCTTTTACAGTTATAAAACCACTACTCAAAGAATAACTAGAACCATTACTATCCATCATTCTTCCGTTAAAGGAGAAAGCCTGAACATTATTAGCTTCTGGTCCGCTAGTTACAAGATATTCAAAATTAACAACTTCACCATCTTTTAGTGCTCTTCCAACGCTGTCATCACCAAATTTGACTTCATATCGCATATCTTCACCTTCAGAAAGAAAATATGCTCGGGAAGTTGCAGTTAATCCAGTTACAGTTTCAGCAAGGTTATATGCATCAGAAGTTGTAGAAGATTCATTTGCCTTTACACTAACTCTAAGTGTAGAAATATCAGCATCTTCTGAAGGAATTGTATACACTTGTCTAGCAAAAGTGTTTACAACATATGAATAATTAATTAAAGATCCTTCGTAGATTAACATATTGTCAAATTCTGCTACTCCTGTCGTAGCATTTACATTGACAGTTCTATCTTGCAGAATATTCCAAATATAATTACCACCTGAACAAACAGGACCTTTCTTAAGAGTAAGTGTACTTGGATATACACCATTTACAGCAGAGGTGGTAACGGTCAACTTAATACATGCTTTAGAAGCATTAATTGAACGAGGTACGTAGTTTAAAAGTTTTGCAATATTAACAACATTATCTCTCATTGTTGATGAAGCGATAAATGCCTCATTCAACGCCATATTAGCATTAAAAGAAGTATAATATGTGTTATACGCTAGCATATCTACAAGATAAGATAGCGAAGACCCATCAAAATCATAATCCGAGAATTCTGTACGAGTTCTCAAATAAGATTTAATAGAAGATTTAATATCCTCAAAATCTAATGCTGTTAGGTTATTAGGTTGCATTATTCGGGTCTCTGTAAAACAAACGAAATTGTTTCAACAACAGGTAATCCGACGATTCTGTATTCTACTTCAATAGAAAATTTGTTGCCTTCATATATCGGTTCAACAGAAACTTCAGTCAGTTCTACCCTGGGTTCATACTGATTAATGGTATTTATGATTTCATCACGAATTGCATCTGCAGTAAATGCATCTAAAGGTTCAAACAATAAATTATTTACTCTAGACCCAATAAGAGGTTGAAAAGGTTTTTCTCCAGGTGTAGTCAAAACTAAATTCTTAACTGCTTGTTTAATGGCATTATCGTTCTTAACCGTAGAAACATCATCCGTGAAGGGGTTTCTAGTTAAAGCAACATTTAAGTCCAGAAATGTTCTGGACTTTTTAAATTGCTTTCCTGTTATTGATTTTAAGGCCATCTTTCTACGTAATCGTCAAATCCATCTTTTCCACCACACCATTTAGAGTTTCTATCTGGGGGTGGGTTGTTTTTCCTATACTTGTTTAAGTACACATCAGAACGAGGATCTGTGATTAGTACAACTGTACCAAAATCCTTTTCCATCATATCAGGAACATTATCAGGAATGGGATTGTTTGCCATTTTAGTAAATTCTGGTGAACCAGAACTTTTAAAGGGGTTACTATCCCTAGTGTTATTTATCGCCCTTGACCACGATAACGCTTTTTAGCATTGTTGCGAGAAGTAGCAGCATACTTCGTATGCTGTCCTGCACCCTGGCGTGTCTTTTTTGGTTTCGTCTCAATGAGTTTACCACCACTAAGAGATTTTGAGCGTGCTGCCATAATTAAATTCCTACAAAAACATTTGGACTCGAGCCAGAAACAAGAGATAAGCAGGGAAATGCTGGAGTTCCATCACCAAGAGGATCTGCAAAACGTCCAGCTCTCTTTTTACCAATAAAAACTGTTTTAGACGTAGCTACAAGTTTTCTTGGATGTCCTGCTGGAGCTTCTCTTCCTCCAACAGCACCTATTGTACACCAGAATGCTGGGGTTGACAAGGTTACTGCACACTTATCACCAACAGAGGATGTCGTGTATATTGTTGGAGTGGGGTGTGGAGTCAAGATATCTTGGTCTACAATAGGAATCTTCTTATTAATCAGAACTCTCGCTGCAAGAGCACCTGGGACTGCTGCAGGAAGTTGTGCCATTGGTGGCCAAATCGCTGTTGCATTATTAACCTTTACGGGTTTGATGCTAATACGAGGGTCCATTGGACTATGTGGACATCCAGGAACCATTCCCCCACCATGACCAGGTTGAAAAGACCCTCCAACACCAGTACCATGCCCTGTACAGTTTCCCATATACAGAGCAGCGCCCATACCACCAGATGCTAATACAAATGCCATATAACCTACTTAAAACGGGTTTCCATATGCTGCAGCTGCTTGAGAAACAGATTCTGCAGTACGAGTTAGATCATTAAATATTTTCATACTTCCAGATACAGACCATTCTTTACATCCAGTTCCCAATAATCCAGAAACGGTACATGACCGAGTATATGAAACTGAAATAGTTTGACCAGGATTGTTGGGGTCATCTTCATCATAATTTACAGTCGAATTTCCTGGTGCTCCTGGTGGAGCACAAGCAAAGTGAGTACAACCAGAATCAACAGGAGTACATGATAAAGAAATATTTATTGTGTTATCCCTAGTATTATCAGGTCTATATTGCCTCATAATATATTTTGTGTATGTAGAACTCTCAGGAAGTTCTGAAAGACTGCCCTGAACGGTTTCAATATACGACTCAGGATGGTTGCTGTATTCAGGAATTTGAGTTTGAGTAATGTCCTGAATATCCTTCCTCCTTGCTGCAGCATCTCTCGCTTTCTCTTGGATGATTGTTGCCTTAAATTCTCTACTAATAGGAGCATCATCAATATAATTTAAATTGTGTTGATGTGCTGTGGCATCATATGCAGGTTCCATTGCTTGTTCAGAGAACAACCTCTGAGGTTTTGCAGAAATTCTACGACGAGATAGATCTTTTTTAACATCAACTTCAGGAATTCTAGAAGTTGAATCCGATTCTTGATTCACTTTACTATAAACATCATCAATTGCATTAAATTCCGAAGAAGATACGGAAACTTCATCATTTTTGGGATAATCTCGAAGGTTTGATGCATACCTTTCAGTAGCATTTTCGTCATATCCTTCATTTTTAATCTTTTCTGTGCTCAATAACTTAATATTTCGCACATAAATCTGTGGAGGATAGTCATCATCGTAACCGCTACCCGCATTTTCAATCTCAATACCAGTTAATACGCCATTTGAGAACGTTCCTTTGACTTTTGCCTGCTTTCCAGACTTGTTTGGCGGAGAAGTAATCTCAATTAACGGTGGTTTTCCAATTTGATTCCATCCTTGACCGCCATTAGTGATAGATGTGCCCGTAATTCTACCATTTGTCACTGTTACAGCAACATCTGGTTGAACAATATCACCACTATACGTGTCAACTGCGTTTCTATTGAGCGATGCAGTCACATATTGTACCGATTTATCTAAAAATTCGTATCTTCCGAGCAAAATAGCACGATCTACGATACCTTTTCCCGCTTTTACTCGGATAGTATGGTTTCTATTGGATGTATATTGCGTGTCTTTGGTAAAATCACTACCATTTCCATCCAAATAAACGACATGATACGGGAAATTGTCAATATCTGTGTGAAATGCGCGGAGAATTGTATGTCCATTAACAACATCACCAATTCTAAGTACGTCAAATCCACTCTGACTATTAACAACGGGTACAGGACCTACGGTACTAATACGCAAATCTACTTCCAAAGTGGTTGTAGAGTTGTCTGGATGGGTGTAATCATATGTCAATGTTGTAGTATCACCTACAGAAAATCCAGTTCCAGGGTCTAAAATCTCTTCAATGACCCATCTAGTACCCGAAAAAGTAATTGGATCGGTAGTGTCATCAAAAATGGGAGAAATTCTTACTTTAAGTCTCAATCCAATCTGAGTTTGACTTAAATCAATATCATAAATTTGAAAATCTTCAAACCCTTCATCACCAATTTGCCATGGATTTTGAGTAGATTCGTATGCAATACCAAATTGAATATCATTATTCCAAGCATCTACATAAGTTGCTCCATTGTAAGACAACTCCATATCAACTACACCATCAGGCAACTCAGATGACAGTTGAGTGTACTCAAATGCAATTTTATTACTAGTCGTACCAAAACCAAACAACGTGGGGTGAGGACAGTCTGGGTCACCTGTCAAGTCTTCATTTGCTGTATATCTAAGAACAGTCTGTTGTGGAGTGCAGTTAAACGCTGTACAAGGATAACAAGTAGTGTCTGAAGAGTCATTTG